AAGTTCAAGCTGATGCCTCTGATGAAGAAGCTACCCATCGTGGAGGAGTTCATGCGGTATCGGTCGCTGACCAAGCTAGTCTCTACCTACATGAAGAACGCGAAGGAACTGAGTGAGGGTGATGGTAGGGCTAGGATCAGCATGATGCTGCATGGCACTGTCAATGGTCGGCCTTCGTGTGCCTTCCTCCATCAGATCCCCAAGCTTGATCGGAAGCGTATCGCGAAGGGGCTGGGCAACCTGAGGGACATGTTCATAGCCCGAGAGGGATACAGCATGGTCTATGGTGACTTCAGCCAGATCGAGCTGGTCGTGTTGGCTATCAAGTCAGGCGATGAGAACATGATGGAGGTCTTCCGGTCAGGCCAGGACATCCACAAGGCCACGGCTGCTCAGTTCGTGGGGTTGAGGGACGATCAGGTCTGCCCCCACAACCGTGACCTCGCCAAGCCCGTCAACTTCAGTCGGGTGTACGGTGCGGTGGAAGGCCACTCACTGTTGAAGCTAACGTGGATGGACTTGGAGGGCGTTGAGTGGCCGGTGACCAGCAAGATGGTGCAGGATGGCTACGCTGCGCTGGACGCTAGGTTCCCTGCTGCCGGTACGTACTTCATCAACGCAGTGGCTGAGATCTCAGCCAACGCTGGTGTCCACGTCACCCCCTTCGGGAGGGTCAAGCACATGGGCAGCACCCTCAACGGAGGCAACAAGTGGGCGAGGGAGAACGCTGAGCGACAGGCAGTGAATGGTACCATCCAGTCACCCGCTGCGTCGGTCACAATCAGGACGCTTAACGCCATGAACACCTACCTTGAGGAGCAGATCAAGGCGGGTGTCATGACGGAAGAGGAAGCAGCCCTCATCATCACGGTGCATGACTCCGGGTTGTTTGAGGTGAAGAATGAGCATCTAGGGTGGTTCGAAGCTAAGCTACGTGAGATATCGAACCTCCCCGTACCCCAGCTAGCTGACTGGCGCTTCACCATGAAGGTGGGCGTGGGCCAGAGCTGGTCGGAAGCAGAGTTGAACGCCAAATAGGAGATACAGATGATTACAGTGACAGTAGAATACTTGGAACCGAACGTGGATGGGATCCCTGTCTGGACAACCAGCACCCAGGAGGTGGATGTCGATGCCGACATGAGCCTCAGCGATGAGACACTCGACAAGGACATGTGCGCCCTGCCTAGGAAGATAGCCTTCTACGCCGAGCTGGCGGCTGAGTGTCACGCCTATGCCTCTCGCAAGAAGAACGAGGTGGAGGTGGTAGAATCTGAGGTAGCTCAGGCACTTAGAGCTGAAGCTGCTACCAACAAGCTGAAGATCACGGAGGCTGGCATCCGTGAACACATCGCCAAGCAGGACATGGTGACCGAGGCACGTCACGGTAGCTACAAGGCCCAGGCCCAGTACACCATGGTTGATGGCTTCTACAGGGCCCTGCGAGAGAAGGCATCACTGGCTATCGCCCTGTGCTACAAGCAGAAGGAGGAGATCCGGGTACTCAACAGCCCTCTGGAGTAGCCTACACCTAAGTTGCACATTCGCTCGATTTTGAGGGGTTGCAATCTTTTGAAATAGAAGCTATAATTGGAGCATAACCAATTCACCCAACGACGGGTGATACTGTATAAGGAGATCCAAATGGTAGATGAGAATGGCCTGCCCGCAGGCTTTGGTGAGGTAGATCCGGACTTCCAGAAGGAAGCATATCAGGAGTCCAAGAAACTGAACGACGGTAGTGGTGGGCGCACCATGTTCCTGAAGAAAGGAATGACGCACGCACGTATCCTACCTCCGGTAGCTGGGGCCAAGTCTTGGTTCTTTGCATACAAAGAGCATGGACTGCGGACTGATGGTAAGTACGCTACGTACACTTGCCCCAAGGAAACGGATGAAGGGTTCGACTGCCCCATCTGTGAGGCAGGCACGGTACTGTACGAACTGAAGGGTGACAACAACATCAAGAAGGCCAAGAAGCTGTATCCGAAACCGGCCTACTTGTACAACTCGTACGTGTACAGCAACCCGGACGGCAAGACACTGAACGACGGGATCTTCGTGATCAAGTCAGGTGTCAAGGTGTTCAAGCAACTGATGGAGTTCGACAACGATCCGGCTGGTGACTGGGGTGACATCACCAACATCACTAGCGGCGTTGACGTTCGCATCACACGCACCGGCGAAGGCCGATTCAAAACTGAGTACACTGTGATGGGCGTGCCTACACGTTCCAACATCGTGGAAAAGGTGGCCGCTGCGGGTATTGAATTCGATACACCCACAAATCTGGCCGAGGTATACCCTCCCCTCTCCTATGAGGAGTTGGAAGAGGTGTACGAGAAGTCAGACAACGCCACACAGGAAGCACCCGTTGAGTAGGAAGGTTGACCAAGGGAGATACCGGCTCTATGTCGGTATTGGGAATCTGTGCATCAGTGGGGCCGCGCTGCTTGTCAGCGTGGTCACACTGGGCCTCCTAGTATGGAAGGTGCTACTATGATAAGTGCAACTGCTGACGCAATCATGACATGGATAGCAACCTGTAGTCCAGGGTGGATCTTTCTGATCTTCCCCCTGCTATTCGGTTCGGTCGCCCTGAGTTGCTGGCGTGACCACCTGAAGCAGAAGAAGCTGGAAGACAACCCCCACCGCATGGACGACGACGAGATGCGGCGCTTCAATCACAAGAGGTTTCGGAAATGAGTAGCTTCGATGACATGTTCAAAGCGGTCGCCAAGAAGTCAAAGGGCGACGCTAACACAATGGTATTCAGACCGGGCGACATCAACATCAAGAGCAACATACCCTGGAGTATCCGCACTGGCCTACCCGAGTTGGACTTCAACATGGGCAAGCCAGGGTGGCCCGCTGGCCGAGTGGCTGAGCTGTATGGCTTCGAACACTGCGGCAAGACGACACTAGGGTATCACGCCATGGCCCAGGCCCAGCGCATGGGTGGGTCAGCGTGGTTCCTCGACACAGAGAAGTCATGGGATGAGCTGCGTGCTATGGACTGCGGCGTGGACCCTGACTTCCGGGTAGGTATCGGTGACCCTGACTCAGTGGACGCCATGTTCCGACAGATCCAGTACATCCTTGAGGCGAGGGCCGAAGACAACGACGGCAAGCCGTTGGTGATCGTGGTTGACTCTGTCACTGGCGCCGCCACCGAGGGTATGAAGGCCAAGACTATCGGCGAGGTCGAGAAGATCGCGCAAGATGCCAAGGCTATCCGGGGTGGCATCCGCCGCATCCAGCCTGACATTGCAGGGCTCAACATCAACCTGTTCATGATCAACCATGCGACAGCCAACATCACATCCAACAAGTACGCCAAGCAGAGTGACTCATCAGGTGGGCACTCGATCAAGCTGGCCGCTACTGTACGTGTGGCGATGAAGGCAGCAGGGTGGATCAAGACAGCGGACAAGTCCATGCGGCTCGGCCAGAAGGTCAGCCTCCAAGTGGAGAAGCTGAAGGGCTCCCAGTTGGACTACCCTGAGGTGAAGGATACCCCGCTGCTCAACACGGTGGGCTTCGACACGACCGAGAGCCTGCTGCGCGCGGGCATCAAGTCAGGGTGGGTAGACCACAAGCCCAGCACCAAGGTGTACAAGCTGTACGATGAGGAGTTCGACCGGAAGGCGTGGCCTGACATGGTGTTCGCCCGAGGTGGGGTTGACGAGGTGTACACTGAGTGGATCGACTGGTGCATCGAAGATGGGTGCATGACTAGGTGGGGTCGGGGCCTCGAATGAGGATCCTGATCTTCTCAGATCTCCACCTCCACAACCATGTCTATGGTGCCACCACCATGGACTACGACTCATGGGGTCTCAAGGGGGTGAACTCTCGGTTGGTGGATGGGGCTAAGGTGATGGAGCAGATCTACTTCTTCATCAACGAGAACCCTGTGGATGAGGTGGTGTTCTGTGGTGACCTATTCCACACACACGGGAAGCTCGACGCAGCGGTACTGAAGGTGGCACACGAAGGGATGTGGAGGATAGCTCAACACCACATCTCTGATCGTGAGCAGGGAAAGTTCCACATGTACGCCATCGTGGGCAACCATGACACAGCGGACAAGTCCATGAACATCCATGCCATGCACTGGCTGGAGAGCCTCGGCTGGAACGTCGTTGATACACCGTGGTGCAACGCCTTCAACGGACTGGACAGGCGGCTCAACTTCCTGCCTTACACTGAGGATGTGGCGGTGATTGAGAAGTTCTTCGACGTCGCAGCAGCCAAGGATAACAACGGTGTCTGCTTCATGCACGCTGGGATCGACGGCGTGCCCATGAAGTCAGGGTTCGTACCCGGCTCAGCGTTCAACACGGACATGATCCCTGAAGGGATACAGCACGTATTCTCAGGGCACTACCACCCACACATGAAGGTGACGGACAAGGCTACCGTCGTGGGCTCACCACTCCAGCTCAACTGGGCA